CCTCAGCGTGCTTGTCCAGCTGCCGGGTCGCGAAGGTCACGTTCGGCACGGCGTTCACGATCGCTGCCTTGAGGGTGCGCAGAGCTTCCTTGCGCGTAGCAGCCGATCCTGCGCCCGAGACAGTCAGCGCCTGCTCGTACGCGCCGAACGCCTCCACGATCGCACCATACGCCTGTACCGCCGCGTCCTTGACCTCCGCGGTAGTCAGCGCGAGCCGCGACGCTGGGACGAGGCCAGGGCGGGGACCATGCCCGTACGCGCCACCGCTGACGTGCTCGATGGTGACTGGGACTCCCTCAGTGCCGCCGCTGGCCACGAACGCCGCGAACTGGGACATGGACATGCTGATCTCAAGAATCCGGCGCTCGCCGTGCACCCAGTCATGCTTCAGGTCACGCTTGCGCGTGGCCTCGTTCACCCGGATGACCACGTACTCCTGATGCCGAACGTCGGACTGGAACAGCACCTCGCCCGGAGAAGCCTGCACCCGGTTGAAGCTGATCAGCCCAAACGCAGGATGGTGCTCGTCTCCATCGGAGTCGGTGGTCGGCATTACTCGCTCCCTGGCCATCACTTGCCTCCTTGCATCAATAGCTCAGCCTCACGAACTGCTTCCGCGTACGGCATGTAGGCAGGCACCACAGCCCCGCCACGAAGAAAAACCTGCAGCTCCGCGTTGTTCGGGGGAGTCAGGACGCTCGGGGTGACCGCCACAGCGATGACCTCACGAGCGTCCACGTGCACCACGCGCTCCACGTGCACCACGCGCTCCTCATCGCGGTAAGCGGGGGCACCATGACGGTAGGTCCGTACTGTGGTCTCTTCCTGGTTCATGCCACCACGATACCGTAGGGGTTGGCTTGAGTCAAGCCCTCAGTAGTACGTGACCTCCAGGTCCGTGGCCTCGCGGAACTCCTGCGGCTCGTAGTGGGGCTGGAAAGTCTTGCTCTGACTGCGGTCATGGAAGTAGTTAGACCCCGTGACCGGGGACGCCCACGTCATCGTGGACTGCGCCCCAAAGTGCTGCGCTCGTGACAGGGCAGGGTAGACACATTGCACCATCCTGCCAGTGATCATGCGGATGTTGTAATCCCACCCCTCCGGATAGCCCTGCCGTGGTTCCCAGTGAGCCAGCATCAGGTTCCACCGGTCGCGCCACGTCCCCCACACCAGCGGGGTGAACCACGGAGCGCGAGCCACGTCCCCTGCGCTGCCCGCAGACGACAGCGAGTGCGCACACACTGCTAGCACGCTCGGATCACTCCGGTAGTGCTCGCTGGCCCAGGTGAAATACTCCAGGACGTCATCCGATACTTCGATGTCCTCTTCCGCAAGGACCCCGAACTCTGACTGGCCCAGCGCGTACTGCATGGCTCGTCGCGTATTGCGCAGGCACCCGAGACGAGCGGAGTTGCGGACCACATGGGCCTGCGGGAACCGGGTCGCCATGAACCCCTCAAAGCCCTCGAACTGCTTCTCCGTCTCCGCAGCCTTGGCCTCACCCTTACGCCATGGCTGATAGTGCTCCAGGCACAGGACCATCCCTGCCTGCTCGATACCTCGTACCCGGTGCCACGACCGCAAAGTCCGGTCCAGGTAGTCCGGTCGCTGGCAGGAGACCGTGAACGCTACCGTGATCACCCGCACACCACCTCGTGACTCTTCGAAGTCAGGAGGTAGCCACAGTCCTCGCACCGGTCGCTTTTGGCATGGGAACTTCCAACAGAACCCGCCTCAGGCTTGGAACCAAGGCCCGACGCTCCAACGGACGTTGCAATAACAGGCTCAGGAGGCGGTTCAGGCTGTCGCACGCGCGCCCACTGCTGCTTCCCGCTAAGCCTGAGAGCACGCTCACCGGGCGATTCCGTCAAGGTGTCATAGCCCACGCCCCGGTAGACGTAGTCCCGCCACGGCAGCTGCCCTAGCCGCCCACGGCCTCCCGGTACCGTGCCCTGCATAGCGCCTTCTCGCTCCATGGCAGGTACTACGGCAGCGGAGCCTCGCCCGTGATGATGGTCCCGCAGTCGGCGCACAGCATGACCTGGCGCTCCAGGGGTATCTCCCCGAACCTGCGGCGCATCCTGTCTTCCAGCACGTCCCGGGGCGGCGTCTGGTAGCTCCGGCGGCATATGAAGCACTGCGTGCACCCAGGCGGTACCGGGGTGTCGGGGGGAGCGTGGTTGAAGACGTACCAAGTCCGCCACCGAAGATCATTCTCGGGGACCTGCGTCGGGTCGATTGGCTCGAAACTCAGGATCTCAGGCATGCGGCCTCACGTCGCGAACCATCCACGGCAGCTCGAAGTCCCCGCGGGTCTCATCTCGTAGCCGATCGCTGGCGACGTTCGCTAGCTCCCGATCGCTCGGCAGCCTGCCCTCGCCGTCCGCGCACTCGTCCTTGGCCTCAACGGTGATGATGACGATGAATTCCATGTATCTGATACGGAGGTGGCAATAAGAACGGGAGGCTCTGTCCCGCGGACCTAAGTCCCAGAGCCTCCCGTAGGTACTACGGCTGTTAGACCGCTGAGTAGTTCTGGAATCCCTTAGGCTCAGGGAACGCGGGCGGCTCGGCTGGTCCCATGAGGCCAGCCGCGCGCAGGCTCTCCTCGCTGGCGTACAGCAGCTTGGCCATGGACATGGCCCCGCGCTGGAAGCGTGCCGAGGAGACGGGGGAGAACTGCTCCCGCGCGCCGATGCCCGTACCCAAGTCCCGGGAGACGGAGCTAACGGACTGGCCGCTGTAGCCACGGGTGACCACACCCTTGCTGCCCCCGTACATCACTGGCGAGTCGCCCCGGTACGGGGAATCGAAGTCATGGCTCGCGACAGCCACCGGGTGCGCCTCGCTATAGACCGCCAGGCCGATGACGCCAGTCACCGCTGAGGGTCCGTCCGCCTGCTGGGAGACGGAGTGCTCAGGAAAGGTGAACACGAACGGGCGCGTCGTGCTGCTGTCCTGCCGCCAGCCATCGAAGGTGTAGTCGCGCTTGGCGGGGATGATCATGCCCATGCCGCTGACGTCGGCTGACTTGTCCTCCATGACGGCGCGGTGATCGATGGCGGGAACCACCAGGAGGTTGGCGTACGGGGCGGAGTTACCCACCCAGATAGTGAACTCCTGGTCCTCGTAGCCAGCCACGAACAGCTGACCATCACCCGGCCGGACCCACAAGGGGAGCGGCTGCCCTCCTGAGCGAACCTCCACCCCCAGGGTCGTCCCGGGGACTGTGAACCTATGCCCTGCATGCATGTGCATCCTCCAGTCATCTGGCTTTGATGCTCATACGGTATGCGATGGGTTGGCTTGAGTCAAGCCCTTAGTCCGTAGAAACGGCAAGGACCCCGGAGCAGATTCCCGGGGTCCTTGTCCGCTGGACGAAGCTGGGGCTAGTTGATGCTGCCCGCGCCACCGTTCCAGTAGGAAGTCGGAGCCGTGCCATTGCCCTGGATAATCCCAGTTGCAACCAGCATTTGCTCGGGCCGGTAGATCACGGGGAGCAGGTGCCACTCCAGCAGGTACTGCCGTGCGGAGGGGTCCTTCTCCTTCCAGGTCTTGGCGTACTTGCCGGTGAAGCCGGTGGGGGCCTCGTCGTCGGCAGTCGGGCCAATCAGCAGCTCCAGCGGGCGCTGGTCGGTGTAGTTGCCCAGGTACAGCTGGCCATCCGGAACGTAGAAGGTCAGGTTTCCGGCGTCGGACTCGTAGACCTGCTCGACCGTGGTCCAGGTCAGGCCCATGAAGCCGGACAGGATGCCGGACGAGAAGTATTCGTCCTTCATCCGGTCGCTGATCATGGTGGCCGGGATGTTGACGGTGGAGCCAGCACCCGCGTGGACCCAGGCCTCCATGAGCGCGGCCATGGAGACGGAGGTGGCGAACACCTCGCGCGCCGGGACGCGACCGTGGATCTGGACGATGCGCTTCCAGGACCGGACGTCCTCGATGATCTGGAACGGACTGGCGTAGCTGACCGTGGCGGTGCCGGCGGCCAGGTTGGTGTTCGCCGCTCCCAGGTCGGTGTTGAGGCCGTTGCCCGAGTGGTAGGTCAGCGAGGCGTTCGACACCCACGGGCTGGCCGGGGTGACGAAGTGGGAGGCCGGGAACTTGTAGTCCACGGTCGCCTGCACATCGCTGTAGTTGTACTGGATGCCACCGCCCAGGGCCTGCCAGATCGACCACTCCGCGAAGTTGTCAAACCTCATGTTGAGGTCGTTGATCTCGCGGAGCACAGCACGCTCGGCGTTGACGCGGGCAATCTCGCCCGGCTCGCGCAGCCAATGCAGCGTGGTCGGCTCAAAGACCTTCTTCTCCCGCAGGTAGATGAAGGCCGCCGACTCCTGGCTCCGACCCAGCCGGGCGATGATGTGCGCCTCAGAGTTGGGCACGTTGGGCTTCGCCACCATCCGGCTGCCCTTGATGACATCCCAGGTGGCGTACGGGAAGGGATGCGGGGTCTGGTCAAGGCGGTTGAGCATGATCAGCGTCTCGGGCGTGGTCCACTTCTCCACGACCCCGCGCAGAACCAGAGGCTCAAGCAGGCTGATGTCCGGCATGGACACTACTCCAAGCTGTTCAGGCTTTTTCCGGAGTCAGCGACACCTCCAGGTGCCCGGCCTGCACCGCCCGTTTCCCAGGGCCACTTGGCTGGCCTCAGCCGGGAGAGTATCCCGGCCTGTATCCCTCTATCGGCTTTTGGCCTACAAGTCCTCCGTCGTGGTCGTAACACGATCGGGCTTGTCGCAGCCAGGCTCGTCGCAGCGCTCGAAATAGTAGGTGGTCCTGATGCGGACCTTCTTCAGCCCACGCCGCTCCGTGCCTTCTACCTTGCGCGTGCCATTCGGCTTGTAGACATGCGTGTGCCCCTTCTTGCCAGGCTCACTGCCTCCGCCCTTGAGGATTCCTTGTTGGCCAAGTCAGGGTCGTCGGGGCAGCCGCATCCGCGCGTGCCCCGCTGGTGCTTTCCTGTCGGGCTTACCGGGCAGTCTGGTTTATTCGCTTTCGCCATAATCCTAATA